TCGCCGGAAGCCGCACCCGTGGACCAGTCGCCGGAAGCCGCACCCGTGGACTTATAGCCGGAAGCCGCACCCGTGGACTTATCGCCGGAAGCCGCACCCGTGGACCAGTCGCCGGAAGCCGCACCCGTGGACTTATCGCCGGAAGCTTTGTTCTTTGTTCCTTTCACGTTTTTGTTCACGCGGTCCATCACCGCTTTTACGCCAAGTTTTACCATATCAGCAATCTTGATCTCCGCTTCAACGGTAAGTTCCGTGCAAGCAAGCTTTGTGTCTTTTCCATCTTCACGGCTGATATCTCCGCCGCATTCCACTTTAAAAATGCGGATGCCATCAGACAGCGGGTAGTAGTGCAGCACATCCAGCGGGTTCTCGCAGGCGTGCATACCAGCGTGGCAGCAGTCGGCCTTGTCCTCATGGTAGGTCTTGCCCACCTCATACTGCTTGCCACGGCACTGCATATTTTTGTCCATGGCCTTATATGCGATGATCTTCTCACTCATGTGCGGTGTCCTCCTTTCTATCAATGTCGCAGCACAACATTGGACGAATGAACCAGATAGGTCACGCCGTCAATCTTCACTTGCAGCTGGTCGCCCTCGTAATCGTCCCAACTGTTCAACTTTCCCTCGACAATCGTTCCGTCTGGCATTTTCAGCTGTGCCCAACTGTATTCATAGGTAAGGTCAATAACCTGCTTATTGCATCCGGCCATCAGCAAAGCGCTTGCCAATACGGACGCTACGCCAACAATAATTTTTTTCATGCTCGTTTCTCCTTTTAATAAAATGTTTAATAAAATGTCTTCTCTTTGCTGTGCCGTCGCAGTTCTCTGCGTTTCCTAGCTTCACTCTTCTCTGCCTTTGCTAAACATCGCTTCTCAAAGCCATTGCGCTACTTGACTAAGCTGGTCCTTGCCAAGCCGTTCCATCGCAAATCACGGCATTTCTTCTCTCTTCCATGCCAATGCATCCGAAGCAAAACCTTGCCGCAGCGAAACGTTACGGTCCACCGCTTTTCCTTCGCAAATCACATCAGCGCTTTTCTCTGCCATTCCTTTGCCTTGTCTGTCTGTGCTTCTCAGTGCCACTGCACAGCAGTTCACCTCATAGCCTTTGCTGTTCCGTGCCATGCTCATCATCGCCATCGCTAGGCCAGTCCACGCGCATCAATGCCCTTGCGGCTCGTAACCACTCCCAGCCTTGCCATTGCCACGCCTCGAGCTGCACCGCCTCCGCGAATCAGGGCCGTCAATGCCATGCCGTTGCTCTCAGTCCTTCACCTCATAGGCAATGTAAGTAAACCGGCCTTTTCCGCTGTTGCGCCACTGGCCGATGCCGCGCAGAATGCCATAATCCAGCCACTCACGCACGGCCTTTTCGTGGCTGTCGTCAAGGAGGGTCACGTCAAACTCGCAGCTGCTACCCGCCGGGATTTGCTCACTGTTGGCAAGGCTCACACGCTCACCCTGTGCCGTCTGGGCACGCAGGGGGCGCTGGCAGTCGGTAATCTCACCGTTTACGTGAATGGGAATCATGCGGGGCTGGACGAAGATCAGGCCGTCAATGACCTTCTTGTAAGCGGTCAGCTTGCCGCTTTCGTTCACGGCCTTCTTCTTGCCGGTCTCGGCCTTGCCGCCGATGCGGGAAAGCATCCCGCAAGCATCCTTAAACATGCCCTTGATCTGGTAATCGTAAAAAATCGGATTGCCGTCCGGGTCACGCGGGAAAACGGTCATGCCCTTGTCAGCTACCGCATCGGGGCCAAGAGCCGCTACTTCATCCTCGATGGTTGCAGCATCCGGCGACTTGCTGGCGATAAACTCGCGGGCCACATTGGGGTTTGCGGGCCAGGTGCCAAGCACCGGCTCAATAAACGTAGCTTTTACATGCAGCTTTTTCATAATAGTAACCTCCAAAATATATTGCTTACGCCACGCCGTCCTGGTTGTGCTGCCGGGCGGCAAGCTCCATCTGCTCCACGCTCTGCCTGCGCTCCACGCTGGGCAGCATTCCCACGGCCTTGAGCTGCTCATAGATAAAGCGCTGTCCGGCTTCCGTCCATACGGTGGTGTTCTTAGTGTCCCACTCGCCGGTGCTCTTGTGCTGGAACGGCGTGGATTTGCGGTTTTTGGTGTAGCCCTTGCCGCAATACTTGGCGTATAGCACCCACTGGCCGTCGCTGGTCTTGTACTGGATTTTCAGGCCGTGAAGGATGCTGTTGAGTTTCTCGGCGCTCAGGCCGTAATCCTTGGCAAGGGTGGTAGTGGTGCGGCAGTTCTTGCCCACGCACACCGCCCGGGCATACTCTGCATCCGGCTTCAGGTCGTTGTTCTCTGCCAGAAGCTGGCGGTTGGCGGCCTTGAGCTGGTCGTTCTGCCTCTGGGCGATAAGCACCGCACGGCGCATTACCGCTTCCGGGCTGTTCCACTGTGCCTCCACGGCCAAGAAATATTGCCGTGCCTGCTTGCCACGCTCGTTGCGCTGGATCATGCACAGTTCCTTCGCCATCTGGATGGTGAGCTGGTGATCGGTGCGGGGTTTGCCTGCCAGACCGTCAGACCTATTACTCAAAAATGAGTAATAGTCCTCGCCCTCAGTGAAACCATACTCGGTCATACGGTTAAACCAATCGTTGTACCGGGTCGTGACTTCTAAGAAGTCGTGCAGCTCCCGGCCGCTCACCGTGGGGCGCTCCGGGTTGTCGTAGCTAATGGGGATGAGATTGTTTAATTCGCTCATGCCGTTTTGTCCTCCTTTTCCTTGATGATCTCGCTGACGGCAGCTTCCATCTTTTCCCGAATGCCGGGAGGGTTGCGCTTGCTGTTCAAAATCAGTGAACAGTAGCTTCTCGAAAATCCAAGATGCTTTGCTACGTCGTCTACTGTAATCTGGTTGTTGTGCATCCGGCCAATCAGACGGCCAGTCCACGGTTCGGGATTAATCATGGCTTGTCACCCATTTCAGAAGCATCGCCACAATCCAGATCGCCGTTGATACGCCGAAAGAAAACTGCCAACCGATGAGCATGCAGATAAGCCACCAAAGGCCGGAAATGACGGCCCACGAAAAGCCAAAAGCAACGACAATGAGCGAAATCGATGCAAGCGCAAGCAAAAATGTTTCAAAATCAGGCACTTGTATTCTCCTTTCCTTTTCCTTCCTCATCGTAGACCACAAGCTCGTTCAGTGTGACCTTGAAATACTTTGCGAGCTTGAGCAGCTGTGAAAGGCTGGGCCCGTAAATCGAGCGCTCCCACTTTCCGATTGCGCCGTTGCTCAGGCCTGCCGCCGCCTCCAGATCGGTGCGGCTCAGCCCGTGCAACTTACAAAACTGGTCAATTTTTGATACATTCACTAGCAATTCTCCTTTCCGGGCTTGAAAATCACTAGAAAATATGCTACTATGTAGTTGCGAGGTACAAAGTGAATAAAATCTAGCGTCTGCCCGATATAATATTGTCAGGGGCTTTGGTTTTGTTTGCCCTGTACTTAGTATTATACTAGCCAAGTGGCTATTTTGCAATAGCCAATCTGCAATTTAGTGAACATTTGGCTATTTTCACAGAATAGCGAGGTCTTTTCTATGCGAAATGTGGAGAGAGCTAAAAAAATCGCTACCGAAAAAGGGATCAACGTTTCTTTTGTATGCCGAGAGATTGGAAAGAGTCGCGGCTATATTTCGCAAATGATAGTAAGCGGACGTGACTTCCCGGATGAAATGCTAGTGCCAGTAGCCAATGCGCTAGGCGTCACGGTTGAGGAGTTGACCGGCGAGGAGCAAAAAGAAAAGCCCAATACCTTAGATGGCATTGAGCTTGAAAAATTGTCACCAGCCCGCCGGGCGCTGCTGGAAGCGCTGAAGGACATGGACGACGAAAACATTATGAAAATTGTTCGGATTGCTCAGGCAGTTAAAAAGGAGCTTCCAGAGTGAACGTACATCTTAATAGAAAAGAACTTGAACTGTTGAAAGCCCTCGATCGGGAATATCCCGGTGGCGTTGAACGGACAAAAGAACTGTTTCAAGACGCTACGGCGCTTGAAGAACTTGGCTTTGCAGATTCCGCATCGGTGAGCTATCGCAAATCTGCGGTTTGGATCACGGAAAACGGCAGGCAGTATTTGCGAGATAAAAAAGCGAACAGGTTCTCGCTCCCGACGAAAGTGGTCGGCGGTATCGTCACCTTGATTTTGATTCCGGTTCTGGTGAATCTGATCTCGGATTATGTATTACCTCTTCTTTTCGGGTAAAAACCAGTCAATCCACCCGAAAAGGTCCTCGCGGAAAAATCGCCAGATTCTATGTTGGTTCTTGGGGCAATACCATTTTCCGTTCTTGTCTTTTTTCCAAATCGTAAGTCTACAACTCAGCATAATACCTCCGAATGACTTCTTGAAGCTGGTTTTCGGATAACGAAAGAATCTCACTGATGGCAAGATGCACAAGCTTGTCGTGCGATTCTTTTTCTTCCATTGTACCACATTTTGCAAACTTTGTGCTAGTTTCTTGCACTTTGTTTTCCCCCTTTGGCATTTTCCTTGATAATTTAGTTTTTCGGCAGCTGGTTAGCTGCCTATTTTTGTATGTGTGAGGTGCTTATTATGGCAAATGCCTGTCCTGTCTGCGGCGGCAAGTTGGGTCTGCTGAACCGCGAGAAGAGCGCGGACGGCCCGATCTGTGCCGGGTGCAGCAACTTTTTCTTTTCAAAATTGGGCATCCGGGCAGCAAAGCAACCAACAGTTGCCCTTGCGGACTACTGGGCTACACTGGAACAGCGTCGGAAGGTGTTCAAAGAAACCGATTCCATCTATGATGGTGACGCGCTCTTTGTGTCCATCGACAAAATCAACCGGCTTTTTTGCTTTGGGCACCGCGGCGGTGATAAAGGCCCTCGCATGATCTACAGCTTTGATGAAGTCGCCGGTTATGAATCTGACGCGCCTGACGATCTGACGGTGACAGAGACAAAGGGCGGCATTGGCCGTTCCGTGATCGGTGCAGCCGTTGCCGGGCCTGTGGGTGCGATCGTGGGCGCTGCCACCGCTAAAACAGAGACCCGCAAGGGTCGCAGTAAAGAGAGCGTGTCTATCCACTTTGCGCTTCCACTAGGCGAAAGCAACTTGCCGACAACGGTTTATCCCGGCGGAATGACTGCGTTTCTCAAGAGTTGCAAAGGCTCTCCAGAACAGCCGCGGGGCACCGCTCCGGCTGCCCCCAGCTCCGCCGATGAACTTTTGAAGTTTAAGCAGCTACTGGATATGGGAGCCATCACGGAAGCGGAGTACAACGCAAAGAAATCTCAGTTGCTTGGCCTGTAAACCTGTTCACAACCATATTATAAAACCGCCGGTTGTGGTCGTCAATCCCCATTCGTGTACTGTTTTCGGTGGAAAAATCCACAGAAAAATGCGCATTTGCAAGATACGCGTGACATGCACGAACAATGTGCAAAAAATGCACGTTGCTATTCGTGGTTGCAAGGCTGCTGCAAATTTTGCAACAGATCAGCAGCCAGTGCCCCGCCGGGCGTACCGGCTGCGTTACGCAGAGCTTGCACCTCCGGCAGGGCCTTATCTTGAATGTAAGCGCGAGCAAGGCGCTGCTGCTCCGGGGTCATATCCAAATAACAGGCCAGCAGGGCACGGGCATGGGTGCGAAAGTGTGACAGCTTTTTCATAACTCATTCCTCCCAGGGTGCAGGGGTGTGGTCGGTGCCGGTCAGGATGCTGGCGGGCATTCCATCGATGATGGTCATTTCAGCTTCTCTGACGTTTCTTTGCTCAAAATCCATTTTGTTTTCTCCTTTCTTTTGTGCACATCTACGATTTATAATCCAGATTTTACCATGCGCCGTTGGAAAACAAAATACGGATAAAATTTGTCGAATGGCGCAGAAAAAGTCTGCGCCATTTTTTGTTAAAAACACACTGGTTTTATGGGGGTGAAAGTATGAGTTATTTTACAGCGAGCCAAATCGGAAAGGCACTTGCAAAAACGCGGGTGTCTGCTGGCCTGAGCCAAGCGGAGATCGCAAGGCGTATCGAAAAAGGAGAGCGCACCGTGCAGAGCTGGGAAAAAGGATGCACCAGCCCGGACAGTGACGAGATCATGGACTGGTGCACGGCGTGTGGGGTGTCGCCCATCACGGTGTTCATGGAGATGACCCACCCGGATCTGTACAAAGTGCCGGATGACGGCAAGGCGGACGATGAGCTAAACGCGGAGTTGCGCCGTCTCGTGGTAAGCCTGCCGCCACTGACAAAAAGGCTGCTTCTCTTCATACTGAAAGGCAGTCACGGCAGCAGCCCGCCTGCTGTCATATCGGAGATAGCTGCAAATTTGCACTGCCCGCTCAATAACCGGGTCAGCATATGCGGAACAATCATCGACCAATACAACTTTGCCCAGAGCATGGGATTAGACCCATGCCCGGACGCTCCGCACCCTCCCATTGACGACCTGAAGATCAACTACAAGGCCGGAAGGGCCGCTGCTGAAAATGGTGCCTTCGGATATATCGGGCAGAAAAAGGAGTAAGCCATGAAATGCGTGAGACCATGCTGCCGGAAAGAGATCCCGGATGGTGCTTCTTTTTGTCCGTGGTGCGGGAAAAAGCAGCCGGAAGCCGCCCCGCAGCAAAGAAAAAAGCGCCGCCGTCCAAAGGGCAGCGGCACAGTGTACCAGAAAAAAGACGAAGGGCGTGTCAGATCGTGGATCGCAAGATCTGGCCGCGGTGAGCTGATCGGCAGTTTCGAGACCTCTGCAGAAGCCGTGCTTGCGCTGGACGACTACAACGCAAAGCACACCAGCGTTGCGCGCTTGCGGTATACCTTCGAGGACGTATACGAGAAGTGGAAGGAGCTGCACTACAAAGACATCGGCCCAAAAGGCCGCGACAGCTACGAAAGGGCTTTTGCGAAGGCCTTCGAATTGCACAAACGCCCAATGCGGGAGCTTAAAACCGAGGATTATCAGGCCGTGATAACTGCCCTTGCGGACGCTGGAAAGTCCCGCAGCATGTGCGAGAAGCAGCGGCAGCTGTTCAGCCAGCTGTGCAAGTGGGCCATGCAGAACGATATTATCACGATCAACTACGCCGAGGGCCTGCGCTTGCCCGCCCCATCGCCCAAGAAGGAACGCACCCTGACGGATGACGAGTTGGGCAAGATAAAAGTCATTGCGGATGACAACAGCAAGGGAAACCGCTTCCGGCAGGTCGCGCAGCTTGCAATGGTCCTCACCTACACCGGTATGCGCATTGATGAGCTGCTTTCCATGCGCCGGGATGATGTGCACCTGAACGAAGGTTACATGATCGGCGGTGAAAAAACCGATGCAGGCCGACAGCGTGTCATTCCCATCCTTGAGCCAATACGGATGATCGTGGCTGAATGGATGCTTTGCAGCCTCGGCAGCGAGTTTCTGTTGCCGACATCGACCGGCAGGAAAAAGAATGTCGATACCGTGGAGCACTCGTTTCGCCGTCTGATGATCGTGCTGGGAATCAATCCAGATCCCGAAAAAGTAGACCGAAAAGACATGGGCGAGCTTATAACACCACACTCCCTGCGCCGCACTGCGGCTACACGGCTTGTGGAAGGAAAGGCCGAGCCGACAGCCGTGCAGGCCATCCTCGGGCACGCGGATTTCTCCACGACTGCGGATTATTACACCTCTCACAATGTCGAATATCTTGCAGAAGAGATGAAGAAGTTCAAGGCAACAAGCTCCCAGAAAGCTCCCAGTGATAAAAAATAGTACGCTATGCCGTTATTGTTTGTTGCTTCCCAAGCAGCAGGCGGCGGGTTCGGGTCCCGTACCCTGCTCCATATTTTAAACAAAATTCCACGGTATAGCGCTCAAAGTAGAGTGTATACCGTGGAATTTTTATTTTGCCTTTTTTGAAAGAATAACGTAAAAAAATCTGAGAAGTCCTTATAAGCTCCCTGATAAGCTCCCTATTTAGCATCGTCACTCAGACAAAGAGACAATCTTCCGCATTACCAGCTCATACTCTTTCGGGTACGCCAGCTTTATTGCCTTCATGTGCTCGTCAAGCACCTGCATCAGACCGCCGAAAGGAACAGAGCTGGCAGCCGCCACAAAGTCGCTTTGTGGTTCCGCTGCTGTGGAGTACGCCGCCCGGTAATCCGTGGGCGGCAATGCCTGGGTCTGCGTTTCAGGTGCCTGCTTTTCTTCCAGCTCGTCCCGCACAGTGCAGAGGGCGGCAAGCTTGTTGACGCTCTGCCAGCTGGTTTCCTCGCACTTGAGCTTGCGGATATGCTCGTTGATCTCGTCAATGTCCATGCCTGCCGCCCCCTTTCTTATGCGTTGCGCAAGATGTCAGCGGCCCGCTTGTATGCGTCTCGCTCCGCGCCGGTGGCTTCCTGCATCATATCCTCGATGTCAGAGATCATGCGCTCACGGCCATCCGTGCGGGAGTAGTGCCCGCGCACATAGTGACGGCCACGGTTGGCGTAGCTGTTGCCCCGGTTGTAACCGTTCCCGGCATCGTGGTCAAAAGTCCCGCGCATGTCAGCTTCCCACTCGCCCGCACGGCTGTAATCGCCGCCCTCGCAGTAGTCCTCGATGCGGTGGATGTCCAGAATGATATCCACGATCTCGCCGATCATCTCGATATCACCCGGGGAACGGTTCTTTTTGTCAGTCAGCTCCATGAGCTCGTCGCACATCTCATCCTTCAGATGACTCAGTTTATCCAGCATGACTTTATCTCCTTTCTTATGCTACCCGCTCAACGATCAGATTGCTGTTTGCAATGCTGACTGCCTGCGTACTGGTGTTTTTAACCGCCACAGTCACGCAGCAGCCGCGCGGCACCTCGATGAACGCAGCCACGAAAACGTTGAAGTAATTTTCGACTGCCGCCGGGGTGACAATGGCGGTCGCACTGGTCAGCGACTCACCGCCGACAGCCAGCGCCACGGAAATGGGACCAACAGTGCCGCCGGTGGGAATGGCGATATTGCCGCCAAAGCTTACCTTGAAACGGGCCCGGCACTGCCCGTTGGTCGGGCCGCGCAAGGTCACAAGGCCGCTGCCCTCACGGTGCACGATGCAAGCAGGGGCTTTCACTGCGGTCTCGGTCAGGGGAAGGCTTTCACCCGCCGCAACGCTGACGGTGTTGGAGTTGCTAAATTCAGCCATTTTATCGGCTCCTTTCATAGAAAAAACGCCGGGACTATTGCCCCGGCGCTCTGGTTTGCAAAATCAGCTCAGGGGCTGAACATCCGAGAAATACTCGGAAGTTGCCGTGATTCGGTTATGCGCAGCTGCCGCAGCCGCAACCAGTGTAAGAGCCAGAGGCCCACGGGTTGCAAGACGGGTAAGCAGGAATCGGCGTAGGACGCAGCTGGTTCAGCAGGTAGTTGTTCTGCGCTGCCTGGCTTGCTGCCAGCTGAGCAGCAAAGAGCTGCTGACCCTGCTCAGCAATCTTTGCGTCCTTTGCCTCGATGCGCTGTGCGGTCAGGGCGTCAAGGATGGCGCGGGCGTTCTGGTTCTGGTTGTCGATGATGTCCCGGGTGGTGTTCTGCACCGTGTTCCGGGTCTCGCAGGACTGAGTGGCCAAATTGTAGTTGACGCCCTGAATGGCAGAGCGGTTCTCGCAGCAGCACTCCTGCTGCTGCATCTGCATGGCAAACAGCTGCTGCATGAACGCCGCCTGCTGGTTTGCGCGGCTGATCTCTGCGGACATAAAGCCGTTGTTTACGGTCTGCTGCACGCCGTTGACAAGCTGCGCCTGCTGGTAGAAGCCATCACACATGCCGTTGTTGATACCATCCATCTTGCGCTCGATGTTGGCAAAATCGGAGGTCAGGACGTAGCCGTCAACGACACCGGCACCGGTGTTGCCATTGCCGCCCCAGTTGCCGCCCCAGCCGCCGCAGAAGGCGAACAGGAACAGGATGATGATCCACCATGCGCCATCATTGCCAAAGCCAAAGCCGTTGCCGCCGTTGGTGTTTGCGGGCTGAACAGGCATGGTCAGAACCGCAGAATCGGAAGAAAGAGACATTTTTGTACTCCTTTCGTGTGTTTTGAATGATTTTTATGCTTGAACCGTGGCCACGGTTACGACTTAGTGAGGCAAAAACTGCTGGAACTGCTGCGCCATCGCCTGCAGCTGGTTCAGCTGGTTTTGTGACATTTTGCCGGATTGCAGCAGCTTTTGCACCTCTGCTTTCGGGTCGCCTTGAAAGTTTGCACGGAACTGCTGGAACTGCTGCATCATCTGCCCGAACTGCCCCATAGGGTTTGGCATGGCGGGCATACCGCCGCCCAGTGCGTTAAAAAGAGGGTTTGCCATACTTATTTGACCTCCGTTTCAGGTTTTGCAGGCTCTTGCTTCTCGAGCGCCGCACAGCGGGCTGCCAGCGCGTCAAACTCTGCTCGGGTGACAAACTCCCCGCCGGGCTGCTGCGCCGTTTGTGGCGGAGTTTTTGCGGCTGTGGTGCGTTCCTTGTAGTCAAACACCCGGAGGGGCAGCGGCATCCCGCTAGCGTCGGTGCTTTTGATGTAAAAAGCGCTGTTTTCGCTGTCCATCAGCAACACGCTGTTGCCTGCGGCAACCATGTATGCTTTTGCGCCCTCCTCGCCTTGCACCCAGATGATAGACGGCGTGCCCTGCGTCTGCTGCGCCGTTTGCCCCATCATGGGCTGCTGGTAGGCGTTCTGCCGCAGCTGTGCAAGCTGATCCGGCATTGCCTGCCCATAATAGCCGGGCTGGTATCCGTATGGAATGTATGGCATCGCTTAGTCCTCCTTGTACCAGTAATATATCGGGCATTCTGCGCCACTGTCCCAGCTGTCCCACCACACGCCGTCGATCACGGTCAGGACGTGGCCGGAGCAGCCCAGTACATACACGCCGCGCGGGTACTCCCGGGCAAAATCTGCCACGGTGTAGCAGGTGGTGCAGTCTGCCTCCACCAAACAGCGCTTGAACCCGCGCTTTTGGAGGTACGCGCCCCATGTGCGGTTGGCGCTGGGCATATCGCCGAGGGCGTAGCCGGTGAGCGCCAGCGCAATGTACGCCTGCTCCCAGCTCCGGCCGGTGGCCGCAGCTACCGCCCGCACTACGCAGTCCCCGACGCTGCTCCCGCGCGGGTTCGGGTTGAACCTGTGCCACATGGTGCCCCCTCCCTTTGTGCCCAGTGTACTTTTTTAAACCGCAGGGAGAGACAACGAACGCACAACGAAGGACAAAAAAAGAAGAGCACCCACACGGCACAGGGCCGTATGAGCGCTCAAGCATTTGCACGCAACGCGTACAAAATTTTCAAAAAGGCCTTGACAATTACACGCAATGCGTGTATAATAAAGACAGTGAAAGACCCCGAACAAACACATGGAGGTAACAATTATGAAAAAGCTCACTGCTGACGAGTTCGCAACTAAGGTTATGGCCACCGGTACCGAAATTGAGTACGACAACGACGTTTGGATGATCTACGCGCACCTCACCGATGATGGCGACATCAAGACCTCTCATTTGGACGCTCGCGACCTGATGGTCACTACCAGCATCGAACTCTCCGATGAAGAGGGCGAGGCACTCATGAACGGCAATCTGGACGACGTTGAGAGACAGGCCGTCGTGGAAGACCTTTACCCGAAGTATCTTGAAGCTCTGGAAGATATGGAGTAAAGAAAAGTCCCCAGCCGATGTGCGAACATCGACCGGGGAGATTTAAGAAGGAGAAGACTATGTATACTACTGCTGAACTCTTTATTATGGCTGCCGGCCCGGAAACATCTCGGGCAGCGTTCCTCAACAATGTCACCCTCAGCATCCCGGACGATGCCGATGGGTGCGTTGATCTGGACGCCGAGAAGGCAAGGCTGTCCACCATCTGGGATTTAGCTCGTCTTCCAATGAGAGAGCTGGTAGCCCGCACTGGCCTGTCGCAGACCGCTTTTGCAAAGCAGGCGGGCGTCCCGCGGCGCACCGTGCAGGACTGGTGCGGCGAAAAGCGTGCGTGCCCCACATACGTCAGGTTTCTGTTGGCAGAGCATTATAATCTGCTATAACCTTAACCGGATGAAATCCGTGGGCTTTATATGACTGAAAGGTCGGTGTGCACGGCATCCACCAGCTGCTGCCATGCAGGGGTGCCCGGCTCCGGATCTGTGCCGTCCTCCGTGCCGCTGTTGACGCTGACACGATACCGCAGGTCTGCGCTGGTCACGGTCTTTGTGCCGTCGCTGCCTTCAAAGGTGATGCAGCCATTGCCGGGCTGTGCGGTCACGCTGGCGGGCACGTCCGCATAGCCGTCCACCACCAGCGAGGATGCCGGGTCTTTGCCGTCCGGGACGTGCCAGAACGCCCGGATGGTCAGGCCCTCCCACTCGCCAGTGGCACTGACGACAAGGCGGTACACACCCCGGTTCTTGGTGTAGCCAAAGCGCACCAGCTGCTCATAGCCCGGCACTTTGACAACGCCATTGGATGCGAGAGATACGCTTAGCTCGATCATAAATTACTCCTTGTTGATGGTAGGCTTCTTTTCTGCCAGTGCCTTTTTCATCATGCTGACGGCTTTTTCGATCACGCTGTCCAGCACTTCATCGGTGATGAAAGGCTTCATCCAGTCCGGCAGTGCGCCGCGCAGCGCGGCAAAGACCTGTGCCTTTTTCTTTGCACCCTGACCGCTGCCCATGATGCTGTCCTCGGCGATGGTCACGAGCTCCAGTGCCCACTGCTTGACGTACTGCTTGTAGCCCAGCCGGATGGCACCAACGGCCAGCGCGGCAAAGCCAATGAACATCAGTACCAGTGCGATGGGTGCGGGGATAAAGTTAAACATTGCTTCCATGATTTGTTACTCCTTTCAGTAGGTAGTTGTTAATATCGGATTTGCTTTTTTGCATACCTTCGCGGTTGTTTCCGGACAGCTGTGAATCCAAAAGATTTTGTACGCCAACGAGTACGAGACGCATTTCTTCATCGAGGCTGTCAAAGCGGCGCAGGTCTCTTGCAAGGGCCTGTGCGTGCTGAAGCTGTCCCTGTTCCAGCACGCCAAGTCTTTTTTCGAGCGTATCCATTCGCTTGTTCTGCGCATCGTCGGGGGCCTGTGCCTTTTTGATGTACTTGTGGATGATGTCCAGCACCTTGTCGATGGTGATGGCTGCGGCGCACAGGCTGCCCAGAATGCCCAGCACCCACAGTAAAGCTTCTTTTTCGGTCATTTACCCTCCCGGAGACGGGTCAGACCCTTCTTGCTGATGATACCCGCATAGTCCTTGTATGCGTGGGACATGTCCACGTTGGTGGTCACACCGGGTACACGGGCCTTGCTGGTATATTGCCACATGCCAAAGGGCCAGCTGGGCGCGGGCTTCTTTGTGCGGTAGGCAGCCAGCCACACGTCGTAGGGCTTCAGGGCCGCGCCGCCCATGTACAGGAAGGTGCTGCCGAACCACAGGCCGGTGTAGAGCAGAGCATACACGCCCCAGCTTTCCACCGTGCTCAGCATGTAGGCCGTCAGGTCGGTCAGCGCGGCCTTGCCTAGCGGCTTCTGCACCTCGTCCTCGATGTCCACGGCCACCGGCAGCTCAAAGCTCCGGCCGGTGAGCAGCTTCTTGAAGTAGGCCAGCTCTTTGTCGGCCTGCTCCCGGTTGACCGCCTTGAAATAGCCATACACGCCGCAGGGGATGCCCAGCCGCTTGCACTCGGAATAGTTGCGAGCAAACTGCGGGTCGGTGTAGGGGGCACTGGGCCTGCCCGCTGCACTGTTGCCCATGGCGCGAATCATTACGCCGTCCACCTTGCCGCTTGCCTTGACCTTCTCCCAGTCGATCGTGCCCTGATACCGGGACACGTCCATGATTTCAGCCATAGCGTCCTCCTTACTGCGTGATCTCCTCAAAGCCGCTCTTGATAAGAATTGCCTTGACCTTCTCCTTCAGCAGGCGGGGGCAACGCTCATACAGAGCCTTTGCATCCTCCATAGTCTCAGCAGACATGATTTCCTGTGCCCACAACATTGCCATCATACGTACCATCCTTTCGATTTTTTGTGTGATTTTATGCATAAACAATCTCGCTCATTTCAAGCAAGCATTGTTTCAACATCTCGTTTTCTTTTTGCAGTGCCGCCACCGTCTCCGGCAGCTTCTCCCGGGCTTCGGCCTTTTTGCGCGCTTCTTCCTGCGCGGCCAGCTCTTCGGCGGTGTAGCGGACATACTTTTGGATTGGCACTTGTTCCACCCATTCTTCCTGTGCCGGTACGCCTGGGCGGTCAACGATCTTCTGCACGTCCTTGCCACCGTTCGGATACTCGGTCACGGTCTCCCAGTGCCACTGCTCCTCCACGCCCTCTACGGCGGGGTGGGTGACTTCTTCGGTGCTGGTGGTCAGGTAGCCCAGTGTCAGGTCGGGGTTCTCCACGACCGCGCCGGTCTCGTCAATGATCTTCATGGTTCAAAACCTCCTTTCTCATGCCACGCGCCGCCAGATGTGCACATAGTAGGCGGCAGGCTGCACGGTTCTGCTGCGTCCGTAAATAGGATTCGAGCGGGAAGCGTCGAAATACAAATCTTTCGGGGCACTATTGGTGACAGCAGCATCAGCACCGCCATAAGGACTAAATACCCCTGTGTTATAGAAAGCGCCTGTCATTGTAGCTCCACTTTCAGAAATGAATGAATTGTAAATATTTGTTAACTTAGGCACAACAGAGCCAGTAATATTCGGCAAACCGGCTTCGACTGTGGTACCCGCTGCGTGGGCGTAGGATGCACCCATCAGCACCCGGTTCTGCGCAATCTCCTGCCATGTACCGCCGAACAGTGCGGCAGGACTGGTGGGGTCTTCCGAAATCCAAAATTTGATTTTGGCATGGTCTTCTGCCAGAGCGTCTGCAATCAAGGTCTTTACAGCGTCTGCGCTTATCACGCCTTTCAGCGCGTCACCAACAGCCTTTCCGTCAGCCGGAGCGCCCTCGACGCTTAGCGTCTTGTCGGTGCTCACGATGGCCGCAGCCCTGTCCGCTTCAGCTTTGGCAGAAGCGGCAGAGTTTCCCGCGTTCGTTGCGTCTACGGATGCTGACTGTGCACTTTGGGCCGCTTCGGCGGCGGAGGTCCGGGCGGCGCTTTCGCTCTCTGCAGCTGCTGCGGCCTTTTTCGTCGCGGTGCTGGCTGCTCTGGCGGCGGTCTGAGCAGCCTGCAGGGCGGCCTGCTGCTGGCCTGTCACTTCCTCGGCGTACTGCTTGACGTACTCCATGCCCTGTGCGATGTCCTCACGGACTTCCACGCCGCGCTCAGCCTTACGGATTCCCGCAATGGCTTCATCAAAAGTTTTATCCATAAAACACCTCCTGTCTCATTAGCCTGACATGTACCCTTTGAGCGATCGACTCAAATCGTAGGCATCGGACGCTTTGCGTGCACTCAAAGCCTGCAGGTCGCTGATGCTGGAAAACTCAGTGCCAAATGTAAACTCCTTTTTATCCGGAGAATCCAACGGCTCAACAAGCTTGGAACACAGCAGCCAGGTATCTACACCATGCGGTGCAGAGAAAATGTGCGTTTGCTTTCCAATTGCAATACGGCTGACATCAATATCAGCGTCTTTCAGATCGACCGCTTTGACCGTCATGCCGTTCAGATAGCGCAGATTTTTGGCGAGTTCTTCCTCTGCCGCATCCAGCAAAGACTGCGGCGTGCTTTCGATGCCTTCAATAAAGATCACTTTTGTGATGATGCCAAAAAGCTTTTGCGCAGCCAAATCGTTTGCGGTTTCTGTGATGGTCTCGCCCCACGAAAAAACAAGCCATGTTATCTTTTTGGCACCTACCGCGATCACCCGCGTGTAGATATCCTCTGCTTTGACGTTGTTGGTCAAATCCAACAAGTTTGTTCCAAAAGCCACCGTCTGGCTGTTTTTATCGGTGATCGCCTGCAGATAGTCCAGATACCGGCGCGGTTTTCCGTTAGGATCCTCTGCATGGCGCAGCACCAGATATCCGCCGTACTTTTCAACCAGCTCACTCTGCAAGATGTCCCATGTAATGCCGTAGTTTTTTCCATCGCCAAAGCTGTATGTAGGTTCCTTCACATCAAACAAAAAGCGGGGATCCGTCTTGCCGTTGATAGCAAGGATGTATTTCCCGTTTTGCTCGGTGATCTTAAAGGTCTTGGATTCAGATGCCTGCTCAACGCTGTAAATGGAGTACGTGCCAAAATTCTTGTTGCAAGTACCGCAGACGATTTCGGCTTTTTTCACTTCGACCTTTGCGGCGTACGTTTTGCCCTTTACATAGGCTGCAAACAGACGCACGCGGAAATTGTTGCTTCCAATCCGTGAAATAATGCGACCTTCCGCAATGTGCTCTTCATCGATTTCCCAGCTCAGGCAGGAAGCTTTGTTGGTCTCTGTTTCCTCATAGAAAATATTCGTCTTTCCATCCACGGGATCTACAATTCCCCAATGGTAAATGTAATCTCCATCATTAGAATCGTAGCTGGAACCCACCTGCACGACTTTGATGCCGTCGATATAGGGCACGATCATGGGAATGTCCATTTGCACATTGCCAGGAGTAAAAGCTTTGTATGCATCTACCATTCCGTTGTGGTTATCGCAGATCCATTCCAAAAATTGCGAAAAGCTCACATTTTTTGCAGCGTACGGCGCAATGCCGCTATCATTCAGATATGCAAGCTCCCCTTCGCAGTAGATTTTCTGACGCATCAAAAAATCCTGTTCATGGCTCATGGGACGGCCCTGCCAGATGGAAACGCCGTCCTGTTCCACCTCTACCGTAGTGCGCAGCTTTTGCAGCGCAGAGTGTGCCACATTGCCCAGCGGCATGGTAAACTCAAAAGAGCCAGCTTTACCCACTTCGCGAGTCAGCGTGGGGCTGATGAGCTTTTTCGTGTCGGTAATATCGCTGATATCGTGGATACAGATCTTAGTTTTCCATGTGTCTACATCCGTCTGCACGCCAGCATAAACTTTATAGCTCATAGGCTTGCCCCCAAATACTTGATGCTGATGCTGCAGTCTGCCGATGCAGCAAAAACGAGGGTGCCCACCACGCCATCCGGCATAGTAAGCCCCTCGATATACTGCCAGTCGGTGGACTTGGCCAGAATGCCCACCTCAAAGCCATTGAGAGACACCGCGATGTTTGCGGCGGTCTCGCTGCGCTGGAAGTAGATGCCGGCCGCACGCGGTGCACCGGTGATGGACACCTCTTTGTCCTCGCCCGCCTTGAGCGGGATATTCGTGTAGTTGCGCACGATGTCCGTTTCAAAGTTGAAGTCATCCCACAGCCAGTCGTTGGTGCCGTCGTAGACGCTGCGCTTGAAGGGGTTGCAGGTGCCGGTGATGGTAAAGGTGCTGGAAGTCCGGTCGCGGGAGGGTGTGACTTTCCAAAGCCCTTCCCAGTACCACGCCGGGTCTTCATCAAAGCGGCACTGCAGCCACTTGCCATGAATGGCGTTGGCGATGGTGCTTTCGATGCTGGGCCACTTGCTTTTTGGCGCGTTGCACAGCAGTTCCATCGTAATGGTTCGCTTTTTATAGTGCACCTTGCCATCGTCCCATGTGGTCAGGTTCAGCAGTGAATCAGATCCGGTGACCTGCACAAGGTATTCTTCCGGTTCTGCCGCGCCGATTTTAGGGCTGCCTACCTTGAGGTACAGCCCGCAATCTGTCAGGGTGTGAAAATTGCCGATTTTTGCCCCCAGAAGCTTTGCCATTACACACCCCTCGCTTTCCGTTCCACTGTCACGCCGATGCGTGCATCTACGTTGGTCGCCATGCGGGTCGACAGCACGCCCACCAGTTCACCGGAGTCCATGACCACCTGACCCTTTCCGATGTCAGGCAGATGCTCGTCCAGCATCCCCTCGATGCGTTCCAGAATGCTGGTCTGCCGGTCAACAATGGACTGCTGGCCGGTGACGCGGTACTGCAGGGCTGCGCGGGTGGAGAAGGTGCCCAGACTGTCATACACGCCGGTCTTGTCAAAGGGACTCTGGTAGTGGCTGACGGGCTTCTGATTATTCTTCTTGTCCATCCACATGGCAAGGCCGATGCCGCCGGCGACTGCGCCCACGCCCAGGATCAGGGCAAGGACGGGGTTTGCTGCCACAAAGGACACGATGTTGCCCAGTGCAGAGGTGATGCCGCCAGCCATGCCGGAAAAGCTCTGGACGATGCTGCCTAGAGCGCCGCCCACGCCGCCGGAGCCTGCAAGACCGTCGATGATCTCACCAAAAGCCTTGACCGAGTTGGTCACACCGTCGATATCGGATTTTACCCCGCCGTCAGAAAAAAGCTTCTGGAAGATATCAAATGCCTTACCGATGCCGCCGCTGAAGTAGCCCTCATTGACTGCGGTCAATGCCTTATTGAGCCAATCAGAGATCACGTCACGCTGCTTCTGCGATACTTCGCCCCAGATCAGATTGACAAAATCCAGCCCAAGACTTGCCCAGTCACCGTTTTTGGCATCACTAAAGGCGCTTTTTACCAGCCCGAAAATGCCCTTATCCAGCTGGCCGGAAGCCTCGCTCAGCTGCTGGTCAATGCGGTTCTGGGTGCCCTTCACGCTCTTGTCGATAAGAGTAGAGGTCTCCGTCACCTTGTCTTGAACGCCGTCGATGTAGGTGATGATCTTCTCGTAGGTCTCCGCGCCGTTCTCGCCGATGCGCTGGCCGGTCTCTGTGACGTTCTTCTTGATATGCTCGCTGCCGTCCGCGTACTTTTCCACCGCCTGTTGCACCTTTGTGGTGATGCCGTCAACGGTGGTTTCAGAAATGTTGGTAAAGGTGCCCAGCAGCGTTTTTGACATGTCATCATAGGTCTTTGTGACCTTTGTGACCGTGCCGTTGACTTTGGTCTCGACCTGCTTAAAGGTCGTGGCAACACCGTTCACCATCTCCTTGCCGGTCGTGGTGGTGGTCTCGGTGATGCGGTCTTTGATCTTGCCCGCGCTGTCCTTGACCTTCTCGGTAAGAGTCTGGATGCTGGTGGTCACAGTGCCCAGCGCATTCTGTGCGGTGGTGGTAGCCGTGCTGGAGATGGACGAAATGACCGTTTCGGTAGTGGACTTGGAGCTGGAGGATCTGGATTTTTTGCCTGTGGAAGAACCAGTCGGGCTGGTTGTAATGGAGCTGCCGCCGTTGCCGCTGGCTGCCGCCAGCTCCGCCTGACGCTCCGACCAGCTCTTGTTGCTGATGCCAATGCCATTCAGAGCATTTTGCCGTAAACGGTTTTTGTTGCTCTTCCGGTTATTTGCATCCGCGTACTCTTCGTAGGTATCGAAGTCTGCTGTGGCGGCTTTTCCGAGAAAACGGTTGAGCTTGTAGCTCAGCTGATCCAGCCATGTGGTGGCTTTGCTCGCGAAGTCCTTGAGAGCGTTTTTTGCCGTGTTGATAGGCTCCGTCAGGCCGGTGATCGCGCCTGCGAGACCAATCCAGCCGTCCGTTTTGTAAGCTTCCTGTGCTGCGACGAGCATATCGTTCAGATTGCCGATTACAACGCCGAAGCCGCTGGATAAATCGCCGGTCAGCAATCCTGCCAGCTGGCTCACGTTGTCCTTCAGGGTAGACACGCGGCCATTCATGGTCTGGCTCTGGGTGTCCATGCTGTTGTAGTAACGCCCGCCCTCTTCGGAAGCGGCCTGCAAAGCCTGCGTCAGCAGATCATAACTGATTGTCATTTTCTGCACTTCGGTGGTGGACTTGCCTGTGTAGTCGGCCAAAATGCCGTACACGTCGATGCCGGCATAAGCAAACTGCTTGATATCGGCCGCTGTAGCCTTGCCGGTGTTAGCGATCTGCTGCAGGTTCTGGGACATGCGGTTCAGCTCGTCGTTGCCGCCGCCGGTCGCAGATACCGCGTCGCCCAGCGCCATGATGGTATTGCGGGCATAGGAAGCGTTCTCGCCTGCAGAGATCAAGTATTGGTTTGCCTTTGTCAGGGACTCGACATCAAACGGGGTTTTTGCCGCATCTTCCTGGATCTGGCTCATGACCTGCTGGGCGGCTTCCGCGCTGCCCAGCATATTGGTAAAGCCAGTGGTGTATTTCTCGATTTGGGCGTTGTACTCGATGCCGGAAGAGATGAACCCCTCTGCGGCACTGAGTGCAGCAGAGCCGAGCTTCGAGAAGACGTTCGCCATGACCGTGCCCTGTGTAATGGCGTTGGCCAGAGATTTGCCGGATGCCTTATCCGTGGAGCTGGCAAAGCCGTCCATGCCGTTGTTTGCAGCTTTCAGCGCGGTCGTGGTTGCCCTGAGCTGTGCTTCTGCCTGTGCCAACATGGTCTTGAGGTTTTTGGTCTCAGAGGATGCTTTGCCGGTCTTGCCCACCGATTCGTTGTAACGTCTGGTCAGTTCCACTACGGCCTTTGCGGCCTTGCTGTACTCTCCTGACAGCGAAGAAACGGTTTTTTTCGTTTCGGATTGTACATTCTGGATGCCCTGCCGGTAGGCGCTGTCGTCCAGCCCGAGGGTGGCGCTCAATTCAAAAAGTTTCAGGTTCCATCACCCCCGTTCAGGCCATTTTTAATGTGTGCTATCACTTCATCAGCGGACGGCTGCGGCGGCTGTGGGCGGTTTTCCACAAGCCCGGCCACCATGTCGTACCACCGCTCTTCCGCGCCTATAAGGTGCGCCAGAGCGTCCGTCATGTACGCCTGATAGCTGAGTGTGATGCGCTCTTGCCGCAAAGCGTTCAGGCAGTGCTGCAAAATATACGGCCTGCCAAACAGCCGCAGCGCGTCCGGGCTGATGGAAGAAATCAGGCGTCTGTACCCGCCAGCACCAACGGCAGACACCAGAGCAAAAAATCCATCACATCATCGTTGTTCAGCAGCTCTTTTACCGCGCGCATCTTCTTGAACGGGCCGATGTTTTCAACCACCCCGTTTTCATCCACGTCCGGCTCATAGAGCAACGGAAGCAGCTTTGCGGTGGCAGCGGCATTGTCGAACAGCAAGCTTTTTGCCATAGCCTGAATGTTCTTTTTTGCCTGCTCCTTCTTCTTCTGTTCCAGCTCCTCCGGCGTTTCCTCGCCGGTCAGAACCGGCAGAACCTTGCGCAGCTCCATGATCTTGGATTTTTCCAAGACCTCCTCTGCCACATCGGCGATCTGCCAGCAGTGGCGCAGAAACTCTTCATCGGACAGCTCTGTCAAAAATTTCATGCGGTGTCCTCCTTATGCTGCGGCCTTGGGGCTGTAGTACCACTCCATAGGCACGGCGTCGTCACCCATCCGGGGGCAGCCGGTCAAGGTGACGGACAGATTGCCCTTGCCCTTGTCGGTGGTCTTGAGGGACAGGCCGCCGGTGGAGAGTGCGTTCATCAGCTTGACGGCCACAAAGCCGCCGTCGATGGTATCGCCCACCCACCAGATGTCCTTGAAGTCTCCGGTGCTGGCGGTGGGATTCAGCGTCATACGGGGCGTGACTTTCTTGTCACTCACATCCGCAGCGCCCAGCGCCAGCTTGATAACGTCCGTTGTGACGTTCAGGGCGGTAAAGGCCAGCGTGCAGTTGTAGTCCTCGATCTGCATCAGCTCTGCGGTGTTTTTCTGGCAGTTGTCCACATCATCGCCAAGGTCGGTGATGTTGGGCTTGCACTCTGCCGTCACGCCGCCGGAGGTGGCGCAGATGATGTCTGCGTCCTGGATCTCGGTCGTGCCGGACGGGTCAAATTTGTTCAGCACGACACCGGCATTGATCTGCATGGACTCGAATGCTTTTGCGCTGATCTTGGTAAACTTTCTTGCCATATTGCTCCTTACTCGCAAAATTGCGTGATTTCAAAATTGAGGTATTCGCACAGATACCCTTCAGGCGGGTTGTCGAGGGGCTGTGCCCATGGGGTGCCTTTTTGCAAAAGAATAGCGCCGCCCTCACAGGAAAGCGTTATGCTGTCCTCGAGGGCTGCGCTGATCGTATCTTCTTTTTGCAGGATGGGGGCTCTGCCGCCCTTGCTGGGGTACCACAGCCGGGCGTGGAAGGATGCCGTTTCGTTCCACCCGCCGGGGATGGTGGGCTTGTAGGTCAGATAGGGCAGTGAAGCGGCAGGAGGGATGTTATCTTCCAGATAGCCCGGGATTCCAAAGCCGTTGAAAAACGTGTTCAGCGCCCGGTTGATGCTCTCAGACGGCCCCATTACGGCAGCACCGCCTTTTTGCACTTGACGGCCCGCAGCCCCATGCCGGATTCCGGCGGGGCTTTGCTTTCGTCTGCTGTGCTGGTGATCTGGAAGGTCTGCCCGTCGCTCACCCGCTTGATGTAGTCCGGGAAGGCCAGCGGAACGCCGGTGTTGACCAGCAGGGTATAGGTGGATGCCGTGTCGGCCTGCTCTGCCACCTGAGCTTCCACGGTGGTGTCGTGGCGCTCCACGGCCTCAAACTCCGGGCCGTCCTGCCAACCGGAAACAAAGCCTCCCACGCCGTCCGGCTCATAGCTGCGGGTCTGAAAACGGTATTTTTGGGTAAAGCTCTGCATCACGGTGGATGCAGTGAACGAATTGACCATGTCACATCTTCCTCCACTGATTGATCTCGGATTTATAGCGGGTCTTGCCGTCTGCAGGCAGCCCGTCCGTGCCTGTAGCCATCGTGCCGGACCACCCGGCAAAGGACTGGGACACATACACGCCACCGGCCGGGAGCGCCTTGTCGTATGCGTCGATTTTTTCAGCCAGCGCCACAAAGTCAGGCGGCACGCGCATGGGCTGCACCGTCCCGGTGAAGGTCTCGGCGGTCAAATCGCCGTCCCCGGCCTTGTGCACGCCATTGTTGAAGATGGAACCGCACACGAGAAAATACTGCCCCGGCACTACCCCGGCGGGCACGGTATCCGGCTCAAAAGCAAACTCCCCGGCAACGGGGTCGTCCGCCCGGTCAAAAAAATTGTGCGTGTAAACGCACAGCTCGGGGACGGTCATGGGGGTCACCTCCTGTTTAGCCCAGAGAGAGCATCTGCCCGATGCGGATGTTCTCCAGCTTCATGCGGCGTTCCCAGTTCGCCTTTGCAGACAGCTCAGCATCCGTAGGAGATGCACCGCTGACGTTGTCCTGTTTGAAGCTCATGCCGTTGGGGTGGATAACTCGGCCCTCTTTGGTGTACAGCTTCTGGACGCCAGCCTTGTCCTCGGGGTCGTAATCGGTGTAATAGGGGTTTTCGTAGTTGGTTTTACGGCAACCAACAAAAGAACCCTCGCCGATGATGTATGTCTTGTAAGCATCGACCTGACCGCTGTTCCCCGTTACCTTGGTCGTGGTGTAAGCATCGTTTCGGATCACGACCATGCCGCCAATACGGGCCAGCGTTGCAGGCTGAGAGAGTGCGCCGGGTGTGGTGTACTTTTCAAATTCCACCAGATTTGCAGCCAGGTACTTTGCAAAAACGATGGAGTTCATCACCATCAAGCCGTTGGACATCTGTTTGTCTCCAAAAGCAGCCTGCTGGGCGTAGATCAGAGACTCCGGGGCAACCTTGCCATCGCCGATGGCAGTAATGTCATAGATGTGCTTCTTCAGGTCCGTAGTAGACAGAACAGCGTCCGTAATCTTCATGGTAACATTCTGCCATACCTGCCGGTAGTAGTGTGCAACCTGATTTGCAATGTGCTGCATCGGGTCGGCTCCCGTCAGCTCTTTTGTGAAATCCTGAGATTTCCATGCCTTCATGCGCTGAATCAGCATAGTGGTCTGCTTGTTGCCAGAAATCTCGGTCGGGGTGTTGTTGGTCATGCCGTCGTTGTTCAGGGGAGCATCAGCAGTCGCATCCAGCTCGGTATAGAACGGGATGGTTGCCACATTGCCTTTTTCACCGACGAGACCCATGATAGAGGCGTCATCCTTGATAATGCCGGATGCCTCGATGCTGGTGTCGATGGTGTTCTGCTCGGCCATATAATCGCCGAAAACTTCCACATCAAACGGGAAACCGCCAAAAGTATCTGCCATAAAATGTCCTCACTTTCTTACTTTTTCCTCAGCTGCTGATACAGCTCAGGGTTTTCGTTTTTGAGCTTGATACGGGCATCAAGGCTCATTTTTGCGAAGTCCTCTTTGGAGACTCCGCTGTTGTTGGTGGGCGGGGTATCCACCTTTGCGCCGGTGGTGGTCGTAGTGCCTACGAAATCGCTCCAATCAGCTTTCAGGCTGTCGGCGTGCTTCTTGGCGTCCTTGACCTCGCCTTTATCGTCCAGCTCCAGCTTGTCGATATCCTCGCCAGACAGCCGCACGACCCGATCAGCATACTTGTCCAGCACCCCGGCAGACTTCAGCAGCTCCCGGAACTTGGCTTCCTTGGCTGCGTGGGTGTCCTTCTGAGTCTGCTGGGCCTTGTAGTCGGTCAGCGCCTGTTCGGCGGCCTGCTTGCCGCCGTTGGCTGCGTCGCGGTCCTTTTCGGCTTGTGTGCGGGCTGTTTTTTCTGCATCCAACTGGTCTTTGAGTTCGTCCGTCTCCTTGTGCAGGGCGTCCAGAATGGCCTTGGCCTTGTCATCGTTGGAGGTTTCGGGGTTCTCCAGAATCGTGCGGATGTCAGCTCTTTTGAGTGCCATGTGATAGTCCTTTCTGCCCTTGCTCGGGCTGCCATGCTTGGCAATAAGGTTTATTTACCGGACGTGCTGCCGGCGTGGTGCCGCTTGTGGGGCTTGAACCCACGGCCCCCGGATTAAAAGTCCGGTGCTCTGCCAGACTGAGCTAAAACGGCATAAAAAAGCGGCTGACGCTGTGCGCCAACCGCTGAGTATTTGGTTTTTAGAGAATCCAATAGAATGTCAGAAAGACGATAGCAACTAAAACGTCAATACCAACAACGGTAATCCACTTTGGCTCTCTCCCTGCAATGCCGAGTGCTGTGAAAACGCCAAAATTCCAGAGAAAAAACATGATCGTCCAAATCATCGCCTGAACGATTCTCAATTCTTGCGGAGACGGGTTCATGCTTATTCCCCCTTGTCTTCTTCTAATTTTGCCTTCCATGTTGGGCAAGTATCTTCCGGATCCGTAAAATCAGCTGCCCGCTCAGAGCCGCCGTTGAAACAGACCCACGAAAATGCATCATGCCAGCAGCAGTTGCAGCAAGTGTGCTTTTCTTCGTTCATTCCTTGTTTCCTTCTTCCACCGCGATCTCTCGCAGCTCTTCAATGTGTTCTTCCACCGCCGGGCGGAGGAACGGACGGGGGGCCATGCCCCGGGTAAAGTGCCACTTGCCGTTGAAGTCCTTCCAGACCCACGGCGTTTTGCGCCCGTTGCCGTTTGTGGCGTGAACGCCCGTGCCCAGCTCCACATAGACGCTGTAAAACAGGTTGCTGCCGATAGTCACGGTCTTTTTTGCGAGGTCGAGGGCAAAGGTCAGGCTCTGCTTGAGCGCACCGCCCACATAGCCCTCAATGCCCGTGCTGTCTGCCGTGCCAGTAGGCACAAGCAGCTGGGCGTAGTCCTGCACTTTCATGCCCCAGATGGTCAGCACCCGCTCTGCCCATGAGTCCAGAGCTTCATGCAGCTGCGGGGTGTTGTCGGTGAATTTGATGTCGTAGTTGAATTTCATTTTATTGGCTTATCTTCTTCTCCTGCTTTGCATCCTGCTTACAAGCCTGCTATTTCTTGCTGTCTTTCTGTATTCTTTATTTCCACCGGGAATCCCCATTCCCAGCTCATAGTCTGGCTTTGCGTCCCTTTCTTTTTGCCGTCTTTTCTTTATTTCATCCATTTTTGATTTGGATAAAGGCGACACTTTATTGTTCTTAAAAAGTTTTTGCGCCATTTGAGAAGAAATAACACGACTTGGGTCTTGTAAATTTCTGTATTCTCCTCTAGCTGCTCTAAAATAAGTTTGCTTTTTCCCTTGAATAACCACTTCAAATCCGCCCGCTCTCGCAGAGCTGCCCGAACCTCTTTTACTCACGGTAATGCCTCCTCTCGTATTGAAACGGCTTGATTTTGGTCACGTTCCAGTCAAATTCTGCCGGGCACTTGCCGTACCACAAAATACCGCTTGGTTGCAGCACTTCCAGCGCCTTGCGGCAGTGTTTGGCAAAGCATTCTGCTTCGTACGGGTCAGACTGTGTGCCGTGGCTCGAAATGCTCACGATGGCGTTTCTGGGCTCACCATCAAAGCACCAGTCATAACTTTGCTCGCCGCACCAGCAGAGCGTTGGAATGACGTGGATGCCGTGCGCCTGCCAGTATGCAGCCAGCCAGTGCTTTTTGTAGTGCATGAAAAGCTGCACTGCAAGCGGCATATCGCTGTAAAGCGAAAAATTCGGCGAACATACCGCGCCGAACTGCTGCAAAAGCGGGATATACTTGTCCGGGTTGTTCCAGAACCGTTCAAACTGGTAATCGTCCTTGTAAAAATGCACGCCTTTTGTGGCCTTGTCTTTGGCCGTCAGCGCATAATTGACCGGGATCCATTCCAGCTTGTCAATGCGGATGTCCGTTTCCGGCTTGATTTCAGGGATGCCATACTTGCCCACGCCCGAAAAAATCATCTTTTCGGTGTTTTCCATCGGCAAGATCACAGTTCATCCCTTCTTTCTCTTGCGTTCTTCCGCCCACCACATTTGCTCTTTCTCTTTGCCGCCCTTGGATTTATACCACTCGGTGTAATCCATGACGGGGATGGTCTCTTTGGTCACATTGTCCCGCTGCATGGCGTTCTGCCTTGGATACTTGCCCAGCGCAGAGGACAGCACACAGCGGCAGTGGTAGACCATCTCCGGCGCTGCGTTTGGGTCGCCGGGGCGCTGAATCTCGTAACCCATGACCTTGAAAGGCTCGTCAAGCTCTGCTGTCTGCTGGTCAAGCAGGCGGTGCATCTCACGGGTGCGGTAGTCGTGGGTGGAGTTCCACCGCTTTTTGACCTCAATGCCCAAATCCTGGGCGTTGCGCATCTGCTGCAAAGCACCGGCGTTCTGGGCACTGGTAATGGCTGTGATGGCGTTGTTCATGGCCCAGTGGATTTCCGTGTCTGCCATGCCGTTGACCGCCTGCACGGCGATGTCGTGGACGCTCTTTCCCTGAATGATGCCCTGCATGACGTAGCGGTTGAACATCCGGGCGTCATAGGTGCGGTTGCTCTCGCTCTTGATGCGCTTGTTGGGCACCATGCGGGGGTTCTCTTTCAGCAGGAGCTTGACCGCTTCGGTGTTGTACAGGGTCAGCCCGAACGTCACGCCTGCGGCCTGTTCCAGCTCGTAGAAAGCCCAGTTTGCGCCGAAGGAAAAGATATTGTATTGCTCGTCCCGGGCTAGCTTGTAGGCCGTCTCTTGGGCTGTGGTGCAGGTCTGCGTGATGCCGTCCAGCTTCTGACGCATCAAATCGGACTGAAAGACCTGATTTTGCAGCCAGATGCGGTAATCGTCCTCTGTAATCTCGCCTGCATCCAGCTGCACCCGCTTGCGCTCGTCCAGCGCTTTGTACTTTGCCAGAAAATCGGTCAGCTGCTTCTGCATCTCCCGGCGGGCAGTGCCGTACACCCGGAGGATACGGCGGCGCAGGCGGTTCAGCTGGCGGGTAGAGATGCGGTCACGGTCGGTCATAAGCGCATCACAAGCTTTGCAACGTTAATGATAAACGAGCTTACTCCACAGCCGAAGAAAAAGCCAAAAACTGCGGCGCAAATATCACGCTTCATCTGTTTCATCTTCGTCTTCCTCCTCCACGGTCTCCCGTGTTGCGCTCTCAGCCATCAGCGCGGCCTTGGCCTGCTCCTTTTGTTCCGGGGTCAGGTTGGGCAGCAGGTCAATGGCCATGTCCTGCCCGATGATCGGTGCCTCAGAAATCACCGTTGCGACCTGCTCGGCGGTGTTGGTGATCTTGCTGCGGTTGAATGCCGGCATAGCGTTGTCAAAGCCCGCCAGTGCGCAGATCTGCCGTATGAACGGCTTGACCTGAGCCTCGAAATCGTCCGCGTTCTGGTTCAGCGGTTCATAGGCTGCATCCAGATGGTCGTTGGTGCTGTCCGCGCTCACACAGTGCACATCCAGACCGCCGAAGTCCTCATACACCCGGGTGTGCAGCAGTTCCAGCAGCGCCTGCCGGGCCGTCACAGGAATCTCGGTGGTGTAGGGGGTGATCTTGCCGCCCTCGCTGGTGTCTGCGCCTGCAATGTGGTACAGATTCAGCTTGACAAGGAACTCCTGCAGCTCGTCATCGGTCATTCCGTTGAAGTTCTCGCACAGCCAGTAGATCTGCGAAAAGTCCTGCAGGTCATTGCAGAAGCCGGACATCACCAAATCGGTGTTGTCAATGTAGGCTTTTAAGCCCACAAGCGTGCTCTGGTGCAGGTCGGAGCCCCACAGTGGAACAATTGGCAGGGCGCTGTAGTTTTCGCCCTCCACGCTTTCCAGCCCGCCGCCGGGTGTGGTGACGGTCACGCTCTTGTATGCCTGCTTCGGCGTTGTCTCTTGCATCACATTGCCGATTTTGCTTTCCGTGTACTCAGTGAAGCCGTCCAACTCGTACAGGATATAGTGCATATCCGTGTCCGGGTTCAGCCGCCAGAAGCGCACACCCGCCTGCAAAAGTCCTGTCTTTTCATCGTACAGGGGAGCGAACTCGGTCAGCTTGAAAACCACCAGATGGTCGTTGTTCCAGAAGCCAAAGCTCTCGCCGTGGATCAGGGCAAAATATCCGGCTTTCTGGATCTGCTCATCAAAGTTCTGCCCCAGCTTGCCCTTGTCCACGCCATCGTCCGCAAAGACCACGCCGTTGCCGAGGGAGTAGGTGGCTCTCTGCTTGTTGAGCCGCCGAAAAAGATTGCTCTTGACCATATCGGGGTGTAGGATGTCTTGCTTGGTGTTTTTGGATAGGCGTTTCAGCATCAAAGCGTAAGCCTGCGCGAAGCGTTCAGCCCCCGGGTTTTTCTGTGCGTCGTACAGGTCGGCGTCCAGTGCCATCTTGTATGGTCCGGAACTGCAGTGCTGCTGCACGAACCGCCGGATGAAATCAGGCTGTTCCCCGGCGGCTTGCGCCTGCTGAAATGTCTGGAATGTGTATACAGTGCTCAAAATCAATCCCTCAGTTTCACAAGGCGCTTTGTGCGCACGAAGTAGCGGATAGCGTCCATGCAGTGGTCGTTGACCTTCAGCACGGTGTCGTCTTTATCCGGGTCCCAAGCGTACACGCCGAACTCCTCCAGCGTGTGCTTGCAGTCATTGTAAATCTTCAGCCGCCCGGTCTGCAGCATGGTCTGCACGTCCAGAATGCCGCTCAGAACGTCGTTGTTTGCGGGGGTCTGGGTAAAGCCATTCTTGCGCAGCTCTGTAATCAGGGGCAGGGCAGAGGGGTCAACGATGATCCTTTCCGGCTTGAGACCGTTCAGCCACGCCTTGAGGTCTGTGACGTACTCGCCCACGGTTTTTTGCCGCTTCTGTTCGCGGCCGCTGTAGTAATACTCCCGGGTGACAATCCAGCAGTCTGCATCTGCCTGCTTCTGGAACAGCAAAAAAACCGTTGCGTTCTGGGTGCCGAAGTCGCAAGCCACATAAGCGCTCTTTGGAGACAGCGCCGGAAGCTTGTCAATGACGTGCTTTTTACGGTCGAACATGTCATATACAAGGCCCTCCGCCACGGTCCACAGGCCCAGAATGTAGCGCTGATAGAAAACGCCGCTGTACTGGCTGCGGTATCTGGCCTTGATGTCCTCGGAAAGTGACAGGTTGTCATCCATCGTGAAATGGAGGTACATCATCTTGCGGGAACGGCATTTCCGCACCCACTCGAGATAAAACCAATGCTGTGGGCTGCCCGGGTTGCAGTTGAACCAGAACTTTGACCCAGTGACAGAGCAACGGGCTGTGGCCTGATTGACGAAGCTCTGCGGCATCAGGGCCACCTCGTCGAAGAACGCGCCCGCAAGGGTGATGCCCTGGATCAGGTCTTGACTGCTCTCGTCTTTGCCGCCGAAAAAGTAAAACTCGTTGGTTCTGCCGCCCTTGCTGACGGTCATGCAGTTTTCTGCCCGGTGCTCCTTGACGTTGTAGCCACGGGCCGCAAGCTGCTGCTTGAGCGTGCCCAGCACATTGCGTCGGAAGCTGGCAATGGTCTTTCCGCACATGGCGAACTGCTGCCCGTTGTAGCAGGTCATGGCCCACTGGACAAAAGAGAAGCTCATGGCAAAGGTCTTGCCCGAGCGGATAGCGCCATCGGCAATGATTCCGTTGTAGCCGCTGTATGCGCTCTGCGGTGTCCACCAGCTCAAGACCTGCTTTTGCCGCTGGCTGAGGGCTTTCCAGCGAAAGCCGTTACTTTTCCGCATGGTCGTCCTCTTCCTCTGGCAACATCTCCACGTCATCCGGCGGGCTGATGTCTGTGGCGGCGTTCAGGGCTTCAAGCAGGCCATCGTCCGGGGCTTCTATGCCGCTCTGGTCTCCCAGCATAGCAAACTTGTCCGCAATGGTTCCGAACGCCGTGGACAGCTGCGGCAGCGTTGCCTCTGCGATCTTGTCCGGGTCTGCCATCGCCTGAAGGTACAGCCCAAGAAGATCCTGTGCTTCCCCGCGCTTGCTGCCTAGGTAGGAAAGCATATCCTGCGTGTTCTGCTCTTTTTTTAAGGCGCACAAATCCGCGCACTTGGGATTATCTTTCACGATTTTCCGCACGGTGCTTTCTGCCACGTCGTTCAGCTTTGCGGTTCTGGCGTAGCTCTGCAGCTGCACATAGTCAGCGATGATCTTCTTTTTTTGTCTGTCTGTCAGCCGCTTCGCGCTCACCGCCACCACCTCTCTAAACCCATGCAAAAGAAAAACCGCCCGGAAATCCGAACGGTCAAAATATCGAATGTGCCGCCAGCCGGATTTGAACCAGCACCCACGGAATGGATGTGCGCAGTGGTTGGCTGTGCAGTGATGTTCCCGTGGTGTCACCAACGTTGTCCCGCCTTAAATGGGCGGCGCTCTGCCAGTTGAGCTATGACGGCATATAAGCAGCACCCGTGCATTCAGTTCGTTGGACATGCGTCAAACGGTGGGCGCTGCTGCATCCGGAACTTTCGCGGCCGGATGCCCCGCTACTCTCTGCATGCCGTCCCCCGGTCATACAAAGTCTGGCACTCCCGGCAGGACTCGAACCTGCAACATGCGGTTTTGGAGACCGCTGCTCTACCGCTTGAGCTACCGGAGTATAAAAGCCGCCCTTGGAATCGAACCAGCCGTGTCTGCACACACGCGCCGCGCTCCAAACTGCGCTCAGGCGGCCATATAAAAACAGCTCCGGTTCGCCGCCGGGGCTGTTGGTTGGCGCACATCCTGTCAGGAAAGCTACACCTTGGCAAGGATTCTAAGGCCTTTTCTTGGCACGGGAGGTTGCACGTGCGGCCTTGCGGGTTGTCTAGTCCATGCGCCATACGGTGCGATACGGCGGAATCGAACCGCCTCCTGTCTCTCATGAGCGGCAGGCTGCCTTTGTTTCAGTGTATCGCATAGAAGCAGCCCGCGAAACGTGAAGAGAGCAAAGCCCGGTACCTGCAAACAGAAAAGGAGGAAAATGCTAAGAAGGAACACGTTTCGGAGGCTGCGTGCATCGGTTTGCCTTTTGGCTTTTCCGATGATACAATTTTACACCATGTAATAGTGAAACCGCAATGTAATGACAGTGCAATGTTTTTAAAGGCTCAGCTCCTCCATTGCTTTGCGCCGCAAGACATAGACCATGCGCAGAGAGTAATTCATATCTTTTGCGACCCTGTCCCACGTGAGGCAATCGAGATAGTACTTGTACAGCACCGTGTATGCTTTTTCGTTCTGGATCTGGGCGAGTGCGTTTCTAATCTCAAGGAACAGCCTGTCACAGACCGTTCTTTGCTCATAAGCGCGGCGCTCCGCTTCCTCCTCGCGTTCAACCGCCCGGGCAAGGCTCTGGCCATCTTTGCTTCCGCCGGGGGCCGCGCTGAGGTTCTGGGTAATGTGCCGGGTGGCCTCCTGTGCTTCGGCCAGACGGTCAGACAGCAAGTAGTATCTTTTCTCTGCTTCGCGGTAGCGGTTCAGCCATGCCTTGACAGACCGGTAATCGGTTCCGTCCGGCTTCGGCGTGTCGGTGTCAGGTGTCCATGTGTGGATCATGCCGCATTCCCTCCCATGGTATAAAAAATAAAAATAGAAAGTGCTACGATTACAGCCGGAATCACAATTTCAGGTTCTTCCATCGCAAGCCAAAGAATAAGCCAGTATCCGGCAAACAGTACAAAACAAAAGCTTAAAAAGCCAAGCGTTGCAAGTTCCATATTACTCCTCCATTTCTTCAATCTCAATTTCAACCCTTGGGTTCTTCCGGTCAAGCTCCACCCGGCTGCCATCGTGGGCGGCAACGATCTTGCTGTTGTCGTCCTCCAACACCCGGGCTTTCACCAGAATGTCCGTGGTCGCCTCGATGAGGTTTGCCAGATCGACCCGGCGGGCGGTCTTCATGTAGTAAACGCACCTCACGTTCACACGGGCAGAAATGGGGCTGCGCGGCCTTTTAATTTGCCGCAGGCAGTCAGCCTCATAATCCACGTAGGCCTTGCTAGGGGCCACAAAGCGCCCGCCTGAGCGGCTTCTGAGGATGCGGGCAGAGTTTTTCTTGGTGCGCGGGTCTCCGTAAATGGTCAGCTTCATCTACCATCCTCCACATAGCACCAGCTTTGGGGCGGGCGGCAAATGGAACATCCGTCGATTTTGCAAGTCGGTGGAATCATGTAGTGATAAGACGGTTCATAGTTTTCACAACGCCGATTTCCGCAAACACAATTTGATCTGCCCATTCCAAAAAAACCAAATCTCGAAAACTCGTCAAGATCTCTTGGCTTATCGTAAATCTTTAGATCGGAGATGTGCCAGCCATAGCCATTACGACCTTGCAGATATTTTTTAGCGGCTGCTTCGGTCAGACAGGCAGCTTGAAGCAGTTCGTCAGCTGGTTTATACCGCCCGTCCAATGTCAAAATGTTTATGTCCATCATCGTTCCGACGTGGACGAGCTTGTCGATTTTGTGACAGGTGAACTCGCCGATCACTCTGCTGTCCATTTTCTGCACGCCAGCCTTGGGCGACTTCATAATCCAGCCATCGTGACCGGTGCAGTAGATGTACGCCTTGAACGGTGTTTCCAGTGTCGGGCGAGTCTTACGTACCTCCACGGTTTTCATTCCGCTCCAAATCAGCTTGCACCAGTTGGGCTTGATGCTTATCAGAACAGCCTTCATTTTTTCATCATCCCTTCCATTGCCAGTTGCTCACACTGCTTTTCAGCTTCCCTGCGCTGCTGGTCATACTCAAACAGCATATCTGCGTACTCATTGCCCACCCGGTGGATGGCCGTTTCCAGCATCTCCGTCACAAGGTCGTGGTACTTGTCCGCTCCCTTGCGGCTGTTTCTGGCAGCTTCCCGGGCTTCCCACAGGTCGGTGAGCTTGTCCCGCCTGTCGGCGGTGATCTCGCCATAGCCGTATGCATCCTGGATCTGCTCCATGCTTTCCCAGCCTTCCAGCTCAGAAAATGGGTCAGCTTCAGCTTTTGCCATGCTGCGGGCTTTGGTCTTTTTCTTGACGTACCGGTTCAGACCGTCCTGAATCATGGCGCGGGCATCGTCCATCGCCTTGCGAATGGCCTTGACTTCCCGCTCTTTCTTGAGCTGCCCGGGCTGGCTGGCCCATTCGGTCATCAGTTCGGATTTCGTTTTCGGTTTCATGTTCTTCCTCCGTTCTCACAGCTTCCCGAATGCGCAGTCTGGCAAGCTCAGCTTTCGCATACCACAGCTGCCAGTTGCCAAACCATCCCTTGTGGAGCAGTTTCCCGCCGTAATAAACAAGTTCCTGCCCCATCAGATGGTCGAGAGAGACGATGTAAGCGCCGGGCTTGTACCTCATTTGCTCACCCCCATTGTTCAGCCATCGCCTTTGCAATGCCCGGAAAAGTCTTTGCGCGAAACGCCTTGCACACTTCCTGCGATTCCTCGCAGGCGATCAGCACTTTCACCGTTTTCTTCCTCCCATCCATCCTTCTTTGTCGAAATCGTTGCGGCTGATCCGCTCCGCCGCGTGGTTCCCGTTGGTGCAGATCCGCTGTGCTTTTAGCTGACGCTTGTACTCGGCGTACCGTGGACAGCTGTCGTGGCAGATCGGGTGCCGTTCGGGGCAGTGAAAGCAGGGTTCAAGTTTTACCATCGGTCTGAGCAGCCTCCATCTTTGCACCGCACTGCGGGCAATATTTATAGCCATTTTCCATTGGAGTCCCGTCATACATGATGATGCTGTCTTTGCAGTTGGAGCAAGTCCAAACGATAGGATCACCAACGGCATCTTTGTCCATGTTCCAGTGCGCCACAGGCCGCAGGCCGTCCAGGTCAACAGACGGGCAGCTTTCAATAACTTTCTTCACAGCCTTGAAAAGCTCCTGCTTTTTGTAAACCATGCTAATCTGCCGATTCCCTTCTGCGGCAGCCATAGCAAGAACCCATTCTCCATAGCGTGCCTCTGCATTACTTACGGCAGCATCTACTTCAATGTAACGCTTGCTCATTTTTCAATTTCCTTTCTTGTTGGTTCACTCGCCCGCAGCCTTGCAGCTTCACGGGGGGCAGCGGTGATATCGGCCTGCGCCTGCTTCAAAAACTCGGCACGGCGGTATGTAAGGTCCGGCATTTCAGCCAGCTCTGCAAGCCCTCCAACGCTCCCGGCATAGGATTTTGCCGCCGGGGGGAGTTGGTCATACAGGGCTTGCAGTTCTTTCTGTCCGTCACTACGCAGCAGCCCGCCCTTTTCGTCAATGCCGGTCACCATCGGGAACTTGCGCCAGCTCAAAAATGTCTGTGCCTTGCGTGCCGCTACAGCCAGAGCTTCCCACTCAGCGGACGGGTCAAGACACTGGGAAAGCTGCTTGAAGATGTCGGCCACCGTGACCGGATAAACGCATACCCGGTTCGCCGCCAGAAAAGCACGCTTGACAGTATCGCCGTCATAGTCGCCAAACTGGTACGTCCACACATCAATGGTGGTCTGCATCTCCTCATCGGTCAGTGGCTTGGAACCCAGCTTGTACAGCACAAAATTCATTCGGATCAGCTTTGCCACGTCCTCCCGCGTCATGTCTCAAACCCTCTTTCTCTGTCCATCTTCGCCAGCACCCGGGCAAGCTGGTCGTCTACGGTCTCGGTTGGCTGCTTTCCTCGCGGTCTGGCTTGTCGGCTTTGTTCGTTGGCTTCCACGTCCCCCGGCGTACGCAGGCCGTCCCGTTTCCATCCGGACAATATGCCGTTGATGTAACTCCACGAGCGCTTTCCGGCTTCTGTGGCCTTGTCAATCGCCAGCAGGATCATCTCTGTGCTGTACTCCTGCCTCCACTTCTGCAGCTTGTCCAGCGCAGAGCGTGGGAAGTCCCCAACGGCCTGCTGATAATGCTGGACGATTTTAGAAAGTTCTACGTCAACGGCGGCGGCGCTATTATATACACCACCGTTAGGTGATATACCATTACCATTTACATTACCATTACCATTTACATTACCATTACCATTTACATTACCATTACCATTTACATTACCATTTACAGCCGGATTTGCCGCGTTTTGCTGACGCTTGCCGTTTGTAACTTCTGCGCCTTTACGCCCTGCAGCAGCTCTCTTTTCTCGTCTTTCGTTCCATTTTTTAGAATTTGATTCCACCGCCTCGGACATAAAATCCCACGCCATTTCGAGCTTCTGGTCGTCCTCAAAATTCGGTGGATCGGGGAAATCAAGCAGCGCATCAAAAATCCTGCCTTTTTGCTCCAGAGACAATTTACGCAATGGCTTTTTCCATGATTTGTAAATGACTATGCTTTTCTGTTCTTCCTCTTTCAACCGCTTTCACCCCCTTCTTTGCACGCCCGTATAGCCGGATAGCACAGCTTGCGAAATCAGAAGGGGAGATCTCCATCATCCGAGATTGTGGCAAAGTCGTCCATGCTCCCCTGATCATACGCGGGAGCTGCCTGCGGGGCGCTGTGCGCGGCATTTGCTTCCCGCACATGATTTGCCGTCTGCTGCTCATAGAACGCTGTGGCAGGCTTGTCTGCGGCCTTGGAGCCCGCAAAGCTCACATTGCTGGTCACGACCTCCACGGCGGTGCGGTTGCTGCCGTTCTTGTCCTGATACTGGCGGGTCTGCAAGCTGCCTTCAATGGCAATCAGGTTGCCCTTCTGGAAATACTTGCACACGAACTCGGCCTGCGCACGCCATGCCACGATGTCGATAAAGTCCGCCTGCCGCTGCTCGCTCTGCCGGGCAAAGTTGCGGTCACAGGCAATGCGGAAGCTGCACACGCTGGTGCCCTGCTGGGTGGTCTTGAGTTCCGGGTCGGCCACCAATCGGCCCATGATCGCTACGACGTTAAGCATGAATGTCCACCTCTTCCTCGGCACTGTCACCTGTGCCGGATTCATAATCAACGTTTGCGCCCATCAGAACTTCCGGGCATTCAGCACGGGCAAAGTATGCTGCAGCACGGTACTTGAGCATCATTTCGGTCATCTTGGGCCAGTAACTGCCGTTCTTGTTCCACCATCCGGCATCCTTTGCCATTTTGACGGTGACTTTAGGACCTTCAACATTCTCGCCGGTAAGCTTATCCACGCCAATCAAGCGGCAGCCCCACGAATCGGTACCTTCCTGTCCTTCCATGCGGTAACGAGTGCGGCCTGCAAACTCACCGCTGTTGTCAATCAGAGCCTTGCAGCTTTTGCCGCTCCATGTAGGCTGACCATGCACAACGTAAAGATTTTGCATCACGAACAAGTACGACACACCCATGCGCTGGGCCATGTCACAGGCAATGGCGCAAGCGCCAATGTTCCCGGCGTAGGTTTGAGGAAGCATCCCATCCGGCAAATTGGCCATTGCAACTGCCTTAGATTTTGCCAGCTGCCAAATGCGTTCATCTGCGGTCAGGCCCTGCACTTTTTCTGCATAGCTCTGCGGACGCTGAGCTGGTGTTGCAGCGGGGATAACGGCAGGGGGTTCTGGCGCAGAAACGGCGTTCATCTGAAGTTGCTCAACAGGTGCTTTTTTGATTTCATTTTCAGGCATGGTGAATTTCCTCCTCAGTATACTTTACATCAATGATGTGCGCGTAGCGCTTAATTGCGTCCAAATCGGATTTTGTGCAATGAAAAACAACTTTTCGGTCACGAGCTTCTTCTTTGCGGGTAAAACTGTCAAAAAAATTATCATCGTATGCATCGCGCTGTTCGCGTCCATAAGCAATCGAAGGCTTAATCAAATTGATCTCGTACGGGTTCTGCTGGGGTCCCTTGTAATCGTCTGGCAATCCCTTAATAACCGCTTCGCGCAGCAGCGTTGTGTACTCAATACTATAACAGCGGTCAATGCTTTCAAATGGTTCTGGCATAATCTCAGCGCCACCCGCAGCGTGGATAATGTCAATATCACACATCAAATGCCCAACCTTGCGGTAAATGCAGTCGATCACCGAACGACTGCCGCCAGCGCCATCATCGTACAGTACACCGTTCTGGGCAAAGCTGGTAAAATATGCCACCGCGTGATTGATTTCGCTTGCCAACTCGTTCCCGGTGTTAATAAGTCGAAAAAGCATGTGCTGCGGGCCGATGTAGTAATAAATACCTTCGGCTTTATTAGAAAGGTCTTTGACACGTTCTCGCTTCGTCATGTATTTTTTATCCTGCATAAATATTCACCTCGCATACACAACGTTCATATCAGCGTCAAACACCCTGTACAGCTGTTCGGGCTTTCTCTTTGCCAGTTCATCGGCAATCGCAACTGCATCCGAAACAACCGGAAATTGCTGTTGCGAAACAAGCGCTGGCGGCTCTTTCTTCACATCGTAAATTCTCAAAAGTGCCACTTGTAAAACCTCCTGTTTTATGTTATTTTTGTGGTGATGGGCGGCGAAACTCATCATCCCTCGGGCTTGTCCGTGTTGGCGCACGGGCAGGCTCTACTTTTTTTGTGTCATACACGGTGTACCACATGACATGGTGGACAGTGTCAGGCATACGTGATCTCCCCAGATTCCTCTTGCAGCATCTCCCGCACATTGTCCATTTCTTCGGCGCACATCTCCCAGACGTTTGCCCGTGCAGAGTATCCTGCCCGGACAACAATGTCATCCGAGGCTTCGGCTTCTCGCTTGCAACGTTCGGCAAGCCGCGTGTAGGATTTGACTTTGTCCTCAACGTACTCTTTAGCCGTCATCATGCCCCGCGCTCCTGATTCTCCGGATATTCCGGGTTGCGGGCGTGGGTACGGTTAATCTTGCCGTACTTGCGCCGCTTTGCGGCTCTCTCCCTGTCCTCTGCGGCAAAGCCCAGACGAGCCAGCAGAACAGCTGCCAAAATCAGCACCAGCGACACCGCAAACAGCGTGCCGGAGATGTATCCGGTTGTCTGAGCGGTACCCTCTGCGCCCATAGCTGCGCCCATTCCAACGCCGCCCAAAATGACAGCCAGCCAGTAGTAAGTAGTGGATTTGAGTTTCATTCTTTCGGATCCTCCTTTGTGTAAACCTTTTCGAGCTTGTAAAAGTCCTTCACCCACGCCATAAATCCGGCGCGTGAGATCAGCGGGGCGGCGCTCTTGGTGTCAATAGACGGCACCGCCCATGCTGGGAAGCTGCCGGCCTGAATCATACCGGTAAAGATCGGCTCGCTCACCGAAATGTTATTATCACGCATGATCTGGCAGCACTCTGCAATTCCCATGCTCGGCTTCACTGTCGCACCCCTCCTTTTTTCCTATCAGCTGCCGTTTCAGCCGGATGTGCTCCAACCGTTCCGACTGCCTTGCATCCCAGCGCTGTTCAAGCCAGCGCTTGTTATAGTACTTCTTCACGGCTTCCACTCCACAAACTCGCCATTTTCAAGCGTGTACCAGGTGTTCTCTTTGATAACGGCCCCGTCAACCTTCGCCATTTTGGCACAGATCATGTGGCCGTCATCATCGTACTCGGTCAGCACCAGATAGCAGCCCATTGCGCCGCGTGCCTTACTGTGTGCGCCGTTTGCAACAGCAATGCTGTCTTTTCCAAACGCTTCGGCTCTGCAGCAATCGCCGGAAGCCGCACCCGTGGACCAGTCGCCGGAAGCCGCACCCGTGGACTTA